GTGTCCTTGCTACACCAAAAAACACGCCTTGTCTGTTGCCTTTTGAGTAATTGCATCGCGTACACGCAGCTAAGAGGTTATCAGGCTCATCAGTGCCGCCCTTGCTTATCGGAATCACGTGATCCACAGTCGTGGCATCGTTACCGCAGTACTGACACAACCTAGCGTCTCTGATAAGTATCCGCTCACGTATTTTAGACCAGGCTCTTGTGCCTCCGTTAGCTCTTGCTGACTTAGCTGACATCAGTGATAGCCATTAGCTTTGAAGAATCTCCATGCGTTGCACATAGATCCGTAGCGTTCCTTGATGTAGCGAATGCTCCAGTCCACCATCGAGAAGCCATCGAGTTTGCCGTACTTAGCATTCTTCATCTGGCCTAAGCCGTAATGAGATCCATTACGTGCATCGACTCTCCAGTTGCTTTCCTTTGTGATGAGTTGATCTAAGCAGCTGAACTGCTCCATCGATACCAATCGAGAGTGTGCATAGAGTTTAAGCAAATCAGTCTGTGATACTGCTTTTGCTTCGACTGTTGTGGATATTGTCAAAATCAGAATTGACATAGGTATTGCTAATAAGTTTTTATTTGTTTTTAATTTTATATTTATTTTCTTTTTATTTATCTTTATTTTCAAGATATTATCTTTCAAGTATAGCGATGGATCCTGACAATCTGTCAAGGATTGAGGTCGGAGTGTCGCTTCCTCCACAGGCTTCTGTGGATAATCGTGTGGATAACTATTCAAGGCCAGCCACCAGAGAATCATCGACCAGTTTGACCGAAAATGCCCCACACCCAGAGCATTGAGCGAACCATTCGTGCTCAGTCAATTCAGCGCCCTTTGTGATGAGGTGTTCTCGACGCCCATCGCCGTAGAGTTTCTTGCAGATTGAGCAATCAAATCGCAGCAGTGGCATATCCGCTCCTTACCAACGTGTCAATTGGATTGAGATTGCCTTGATCTATCCACCAGGAATCCTGACGTGGATTCTTGAATCGCTTGCGCTTAGCGAATGCCACTGGTAGCCAGCCTACGATGTAGTAGGTCGGAGACTTGCCAACGACAAGAATGGCCACATCATCATCACGATCGTATGGATAGACAATGAGATTGCCACCAGTGTAAGTAGTCCAGCGCACTTCTAAGCCTTGACCCACGTCAGCTCGTCTCTTGCCTTTGTTGTCGCTGATGTCATAGTCGAGGCCAAAGTATCTAGCCACAACCATTTCAGCAGCTAGTGACTCAGCATATTCGACGCATCGTTCATGGTTGTTTAGCTTTGAGTTGTATTGAATGCCGTGACCTAATGAGCCAGATTGTGCGAATATGACATCAGAAGCTCTGCGATGAATAGCCCATTCATCAGCCTCTGTTACTGTCATTTTCTGCATTTACTACAGAACCACAACACCGGCTCTCCTCCGACTGCACGCAGATAACCTGCACGATCTAAGATTTCTATGCGCTGGCATTGATCACACGTTTCACACTTAAACTCTGCAACAATCTTGCCGTCAATAAGAGTCCGACCAATCATCGTGTCCACATCAATCATTTCAGTCACGCGGCTCATCGTGTTGCCATCACAATCAGAGCCACAATCAACACACATTCGATAATGACAAGAATCTTAATAAGGCGACTTTTCATCATACCTGTGGCCGCCACTGTCCATCAGATCCGAGCATGTACCAGGCTGGCGCACACTGCTTCGCCTTAGCCTTCTCTGAGCACATATATCCGCCCCAGCCTTTGTTCGTTTTGGCCGATGTGCCTTCACGCCAGATCATGTGACCATGAGAGCACAATGGCGCAGCAGCTACTTGAACGCCGCCTAGCGTTTCTTTGATAGCTTCAAGGGCAATTCCAAGCGTAGGAATGCCAGCAGCTTCGGCCTCCTCCCGTGTCTTATACGATGGCACTTCACCGAATTTAGTACTCCAGTAATCATAGGCAACGGCAGAATCTTGAACAATCTTTGGATCGATTCGCTCAACCTGTTGCATGTTCTGCATTGTTGGCCGTTTGTCAGTGCCTAGCACTAGGCCAGCACAACGCCCAATCGCACTCGTTACTGTGTCCTCAACAAACCATTTCTTCATCTGGACGTTGTAGGTGTTCACGTTGCCGAATGCGTAGTCAATACCGGCTGGCTCTTGATCTTCATAGTTGCGATATATCCGGCACTCGACTAGGACATAGCCCTTGTCCAGATTGACGTCCATGATTGACGTGTGGATTTTGCCATCTGGATAAGTAGCCCAAAATCGCTGAATGCGTGCAGCTACATCTTCGTAGTTTTCTAAGAAACTCATTTGGCCGCCGCCTTAGCTGAGATGTGGCGAGTCACTGCTCGACCGCGTTGATAGCCCTCTTTGTGGCCTTCTTTATAGCCGATTGAATAGCTGACAATCGCCCAAAGAATACAGGCGAGCGCCATAAGAAAGAATAAACCGATTTCACTTGTTGTCATTTTGCTCCCGTGGGAGCCTTGTCGAATGCTCCCAGATACAGAGTGACATCTATGTCCGACAATTTCAAGATTGACGTCGGCGTGTCTATTTCTTAAGAGCAAACTCCAGCAGTAATTGATCTAGTCGTTGCTCAATGCGGGAGACTTGATCTTTGAGAGAGTTACCGCCATTCGGTTGCAGCTCCCGCATGATCGACTTCACCATGAATCTCATTGACGAATAGATGGCAGTCAGCACCGCAAGAACAAGCCCACCGACCGCCGTCCATTCGCCTACACTCACTTTTTGTTACCGAATGCAACGTCCTTTGGATTAGCCCAACGCGCGAGCATTGGCACTACTCCAGCGACAAGTCCCATCGCTAAATCTTTTGGATTAGTATTGCCCGTCAAATAAACGGCCAACATGCCGGCCACCGAGCTTCTCGCCCATGATGCCGCTAACGCTTTGATGTCTTTCATTTTTTCTTCTCCTTTGGCTTTACCTTTTGGATTGGCTCAACCACTGGATATTCTCCTGCATAGGTTACGAGCTTTGGCCTAGCGAAACCAACAATCTCTTTGCCAATATAGCGTTGCTTTACCATCACCATTCCGCCGTTGCGCTGGTCGCCATCTCCGGAAGTGTTGCCCTCAATACAGAGCACGCTCGTCGTGCCGACCTTGACAACAATTCCGATGTGACTAATCCGATCAATGCCATCGTGTGGAAAGTCCATAAAGCATAGATCTCCAAGCTGCGGAGAATCCTCAATCCATCGTCCACGCTCTTTCATCTTATGAGCACCAGCAGCCGTTGAGACCATTGACGGAATTTCGACGCCGGCAGTGTGAAAGACCCAGTTGCAGAAGGATCCACACCACGGCAGTCCGTCGGCCTTTGTGAATTTTCCATACTTTGTCAGATTCTCGCCAGTCTCAATCGTTCCGACTTCAGCTAGTGCGACTTCAATGATCCGAGCAGCTGAGCCGTCCGGATATTTAGCCATGAATCATCTCAGTCAAGTGTTCCATTTATAGCCCAAGTGCCTTCAAGTCATCAGCAGTTAAACCAAGTGCAGCAAGTTTAGCCTGTGCTGATATTTTATCGGTTTCCACCTTTGCATCTTGTTCGGCTTTCCAAGCGTCGTATTGTGCAAAGCCAGCCGTGAATTGTGCCTTTGTGATTGGCGTTACGCCTTCGTCATAAATGATTGAATCAAAATCATCGCCGTAAATGACCCAACCGCCTGTTGGAATAAGCATTGAAAGAACATCTCCACCAGTTGCCATTTTTATGCTCCGATTTCCATAAGTGTAATTGTTGATACTGAGGACGATGAGTCAGATAAATAAGCCTGAACGAAACAAGTAGTGATGTTTTGTCCCGAAGCAAATTGCGTTTTATAGGTAGTCGCTGAAGTAGTTGCTGGGCTGTCAAGATAACTAGCACTGACAGAACCAATAGCGTTGAAATCAGCGCTGCTGGTGTAGCCGTTAAGGTCGCCCATTTTCAGAATAGTTGTTGCTCCGCGTAGGAGTTGTAACTTAACTTCTGTAGAACCACTTTTTGCAACACTTTGTTGAGTTAAAACAACCAAAATCTTGCTTGTTGCAAGAGTTGGCGTGATTGTGGCTGTTAATCCTGTATCAGCATAAGTAGATGATGATGATGTTGCCTGTGTTGCTGTGCTTGCAAAAACAACCTGCAAGACTTTGCCACCGCTTGCTGGCGTAGCCCATTTCAAGCCTGTTGAGGCGGTACTATCCGCCACAAGTGTTTGGCCGTTTGTGCCAACGCTGAGAGCTTGCAAAGTATCCGCAGCAGTTCCAGCAAGAAGATCACCTTTTGCAGCGATAGCGTAGTTTGTAGTGTCTGCAACATATTTCAATCCAAGAGTTTGAGTTGAATCTGCGACTAAACGAGTTTCATTTGTTCCGGCTGGCAATCTTGCGTCCACAGTTGAGAATGCAAATATGTCGCCCTTAGTTGTCAGTGGTGTCTGATCCGTAGGAGTGACCCACGTGAAGTCCATATTGGTATTAGATGTCTTTGATAAGACTTGACCAGTTGTGCCACCCAGTAATTCCGACATCGAGGTATCGACGGCCTGGCCGAATGTGTTGAAATCAGCGGGAAGATTCGTGACGAGACTTGTACTCGTCGGCATCACCCAGCCGAAGTTTGTTGTTGGATTTGCCATCGTTTCTCCTTAATTCACGACTAACGCGTCTGCGTAGTCAAGTGTGCCAGATAGAGTATTGAATTTTTCTAAGACACTCACATCTTGCCATTCCATCGCTTGGAGTGAGAATGGAAGTGGCGAAACGATAAGAGTGACGGAAAGTTCGTTGTAGGAAGCCTGGAATTTCCAGCCCTCAACGAAGCCCAAGAAATTTCCTGATTGCATATTGACCGGCAGATTTGCCAACGAAATCGGCTGACCCATGAAGACGTTTATCAGAGAATCACGATCTCCATTGTCCAATTCTGGATTAGTCAATGCGAAGGTGATTGTCTCCAAGAAGGCTTGAGGTTGTGCTCGGAGCGTCAGATAGAAATCGGCTTGAGATTGAGCATCGACGGCGTGATTAAGTGAAGTCGTAATCTGCTGAGCCAATTTTCCATAGAGTGCGATGGAGGCGCTATCGGTTGCAGTTTTCGTTCCAGACTTCCAGACTATTGAAACGTCGTTGCGAATATCTCCGGCTTTTGTCTGGATCTTAATTCCACGACCTAGTGCTTGATTAGCGTCGAGTTCGGTGTATCCGTACGTGGCTAAATAGGTCGAGCGATGAGTTGAATCTGCATAGGAAATCTGCCCCTGTGCATTTTCGTAAATATAACCAAGTCCAGAAGTTGCAAGGTCGGCCACAAGATTCCAGGTGATTGTCTGACTAGATCCGCGATTGGCTAGTTCATAATTGCCTGGACGATCTATCTCTCCCAGGCCAGTATCTTGAGCATCAGCCCAAGTCTCAGTTGCTGGCACGTAAGTCGCCCAAGTAAGAGCTGCTGGAACCTCGCCCCAGTTGTTTTGAAGTAAATCCGACAGGATTGTATAAATCTGGTCGCCGTCATAATCGACCGAAAGAACGCCATCAGTTAAGGCCTTTTGAAGCCTTGCGAGTGCCCCTAGAGCCGTGATTGTTATCTCCTGAGTGATTGCCACTGAACCGGCTTGTGAAACTGTCACCGCGACGTCCACGATGCTTCCGCCAAAGATTGGGACGAACGTGCCAGAAGTATCTTTGACCTGGATTGACACTGCATCATTGATCTCGGCAGTAATAGCGCCAAGATTGAGATTGATGAGGTTGATTGTGCAATAGCCGGCTTGAGCCTGTGTGTAGATATTTGTGCGCCCTGATGAAATTGAAAGATTGGCTAGAACGACGTCGGTGTATTCAACGCCTTCAATTGTTACGAGCCAGACTGGCGCCCATTGAGTCATCAGATAGCCTGGAGTGCGCCGGCTCCGCCAGTGCCACGATAGAAGGAATCATTGAGCACGTTGATGATTGTGCGAGCCGTACCTTCGGCATCAATTGCTCCATTGACTGTCAGACTGATTCGTGCAGCGTTTTGAGAATCTGTGAATCCTCCACCGCCTTGAGCAGCTAAACGAGCCGCATTCTGCGAATCGGTAAAGCCACCTCCTGCAAGAGCCGCACCTGAAACGGCTGAGGTCACGCCTGTTCCCATGACGGAAGATGAAGATCCGCCACCACTTCCACCTGATCCGCTTGGAATTGTGATTGTTGGCACTGTCACTGATGGTGTTGCCGTTTTTGGAATTGTTACGCTTGGAACGCTAATCGAAGGAGCCGAAATCTGTGAAACGTTTGGCAAGAATGGAATTGAGTTATAAACACGAATGAGAGCATTGATTCCGGAAACTGCTCCAGCAATCAATGCGTTCAATCCAGAAATGACCGCCCCGATGACGTTAATGATTCCACCGGCAATTTCGCCGACAACCTTGAAGGCTCCGCCCAGGACTGTGACCAGAACCGGCACGACATATTTTTGAATGAAATCAATAAACGTCATGAACGTTTCTTTGTTCTTTTCAATTGCGTCAGTGATTGGCTTAAAGAAATCCGCGAATGAACCAAGAGCCGGAACGACCTTGTTCACGATGAATTCCACTAGCTGCTGAATGATTGGAAGCAGTTTATATCCGATAGTTTCTTTTGCTTCATCGAATGTGACTTTTAATCGTTCCAGGCGTCCAGCGTATGTTTCAGCATTTGCGGCAGCTGCGCCACCGAAGAGATCCGTGAGTTTTGATTGGACGTCCGTGAATGACATCGTTTTCAATTCAGCAGAAGATAATCCAATTCCTAGTTTTCCAAGTGCAGCAGTATTTCCATCGTATGCCTTGCCGATTGCATTGGCTACGGCTTCAAGTGGCTTTCCTGTTGATGTTGAGACATCAAGTGCAACGGAAAGAAGATCCTGAGCCTTACTGAGATCTCCGGTTGAGAGCGCGATGCGCTGCAAGGCCGGACGTAACTTTTCATCACTTACTCCCGTTGCCAGAGACATCTTGAGAATCTGATCCTCGGTCGCCTTGATTTGTGCTTCTGTTGCACCTGTTGCATTTCTAAGCGCGTTGGCTAGTTTGACCTGCGCTGCTTCATCTTCAATCGCCGCCTTGACTCCATCGACTGCCAACGTGACTGCATAAGCAGCAGCAGCAGCGCCAGCAGCCGCGAAAGCCAATCCTGCCTTCTTGCTAAATTCGCCCATCTTTGAAGAAGAGTCATCGACGTCTCCATTGGCCTGAGCCAGCGATTTCTTGAGTTGATCTACATCAGCAAGAATCGAGAGTTTGAGTGTGCGCGATTGTCCGGCCATTTACCACTCCTTCAAGATTCGGTCGAAAGCATTTTCCCACTTAGCGATGATCTCCGGTTGGATTTCGCGGAGTGTCGGATAAATAAACCAACCGGTGGAGCCGCGTCCAGTCGTGCCTGACCAGATTGGAAATTGCTTGAATTTATTGGATCCGAATTCCGTACCGCCCCAGAGATCCTTTGTCGATGCTCCTCCAGAGAATTTCTGACTCACGAAGCCGAAAGAGAGTTCGCCAATCTTGGAAGATTTAGACACACGGGAGCCACTGGCAATTCGGTCGGCGGCCTTGCCTCTGGTGACGGCTTTCTGCTGGATTTTGCCTTGAGCGAACTCTGCAAGAGCTGAAGATTCTCTTTTAGCTGCATCTGTAGCTTCTGTATCCATCGCCTTGAATGCGGCAGTAATGCGACGAAGATCTGCCTTGTCATAGGCAATCTCAACGTTGTCGCTCACTTTGTTTCTCCAGTATCTCGAAAGCCGTGTAAATCTGCTCCGCCGTCGTCCATTCGCTCATCGGAATGCCTGTGGCTATTGCTAACTCCACAAGAATTCGATTTACGCTTCCGGCGGCGTAACTTTTGGGAGAACGTCACCGACTGTCACGTCCGCCACTGTTTCACACCAGACTTCATAGCCTTTGATTGGCTTGCCACCGGCTTCACGCTTCATCGCATTCCACGCAAGGAAGAGAAGATCAGAAATTCCAATCTTCTCCTGCGCTTGCGAAATTGTGCTGCCTGTTTTTTGTTCCCACTTAGCCCACTCTGGAGGTTGTGCAGTGTAAGTGCCGAACTCGCCATTTGTGTATTCGATTGTGATTGGTAGTCGCATTTCGTGCTCCCGTTTCTATTGGTCAGATCAAGTGATTGTGAGAACTGGTGTTGTGGCGCATAGCATCGCCCAGGTATCTGTCTGAGCATCTGGAGCAGTGCCGCCAGCAGTTGGAGCCACTGGAAAAACTGTTCCGGCGAATGACGCGCCAGTTGCAGATACGAGAGTGAATGAAAGCGGAGTATTTGGAGCCTGGAATGCAGTCCACATCGCTTCGAAAAGTGATGAGGTTGCGCCCCAGTCTGCAAGAAGTGAAATGTTGAGAGTCCACTGATCATCGATATGTTTGTAAGCCTTGCCGTCTAAAGTTTGGTACGTAGTGATCACTGGCGCATTGACCAGAGTGACCGCAGTTGTTTGCGCGTCATAATTCACTGAATTCAAGGTGAAGGTTATGTCGCGACCGGTGACGATAGTTGTTGCCATGATTGCTCCTTAGATTGTCTGTTGTGTGTAGTAAGTGCTGACCGCGAGATCCGCCACTAGTAGATTCGATGCTCCCACCGATTGGATTGTCGGACGTTGAACGTCTCCGACTTCATATCCGGCTGGCATCGCTGCGATAATGCTAATTATGAGCTGCTCAAGATTGTCGAGTGCTCCGGCCGTGTTGTTGTATGCAACGGCCGCAGTGACCACAAAATTGATTTTCACGCGCACCGCAGATTTGCCGATTGTTGTCGTTTCCAAATAGGGCGAATCCGGAACAATTACACAAGCTGGAGGAATTACTGCCTCCGGAGGCGATGAGTACACAGAAGCAACGACGCCAGCTAGAGCAGTGGCAAGAGTGCCTCTGACGTTGGTTGCAATAGTTGTTGGCGTAGGCATCACATCGCCATTGTTTCAACATCAATGTATGGGCTAATCAATCCAATGACACGATTCATTAAGGATCTTCCCATGCGATAAGGCGTTGGCGTGAAGTCCACGCCTTCAATCTGACCGCCTGGAGCGACTACGCTCTGAAAAATCTCAACACTGACGATAAGAATCGCTTGCTCAATCGCCTCGGTTGTTGCGTAAAGAGTGCCGGCGTTGGCTCCGGATAAGTAAGCAACGCCAGCCGGAATCACGCCGCGAATGGTGATGTCTGCATTTGTTTTGGCGGCGGAGAAAATGTATGGATCAGTAATTGAATCCGTGACTGTGATTGTGCCATTGAATGCTGCCGATGGAACGACGCCCGTAACTACAACGCTCTGACCCGCCACAAAATAATGTGGACGTTGAGTTACATAATAAGCGACGTTGGACGTCAAATAAACTTCCGCGATAGCAGCTTGATTAGCTGTAAGAAGCGGCAAAATGACTTGCTCTGCACTAACAATAATGCCTTCAAGATAAGCATCAGAATACAAGGAAGAAGAGACGCCAAGAACGGTTCGCAGTTGCGCGGCCGTGACGATCTGCGGTGATGCCATCTCTTCTTCCTTTCGTACTCTGCTGGGCTAGATACGGGAGCGCACCTAGCCCATGATTATTTTTCTGACTACGCCTTATTTATTTTGAATGCGCCCGCGCCCACTTTGCTCACGAAACTTCCGTAACCATAATACATAACCTCCACCTGACCCGTTTGGATCTGGTTAGAAGTTAAGCGAAGCGTTGGGCTTTCATACCACCCGAACGCATCTGGATTGACAATCAGCATTGATCCATCTGTGTCAGTTGTGGAAGCTGTGTTGGCTGTGACATAAAGATCTAAGCCAGCGACGATTCCGCGCACTGATGATGGTGTAACGACGCCGCCAGTTGTGTTTGTCTGTCCTGCTGCAACGTTATACAACGGAGCACCAGAAACGTTCAATGTCATCAAGTTCGCCCACTGTGAAGTGTTAGCGATAATGTTTTTGGCAAATCCTTGAGTTCCTGCATAAACAGCAGCAGCTCCGCGAGAGACGAATCCAAGAAGCTCTGAAGCTGTTGGATAAGTTGCCACTGTTGTTGCATCAAGAGCTGCTGCTGTGATCAGACCAGCATTTACTGCTGTGTCTGTTGCCTTTGCATAAGCTCCAGCCATCAAACGAAGAAGCTCCTCGAAGAACGCAGGTGAGCTGCGATCAATGAGCTCCACAGATAGCGTATTTTGGCCGGCGTACTTGGAGACTGTTCCAGTGATATATGAAGCTGTTGTTGCAGTTTCTGATGGAGCAGCTTCTTCTGCTGTTGCTGCCACTGTTGGAACGGCTGTGATTTTTGGAATCTCAAAACTCATTCCAGCATCAGGAAGCGCAAACGTACGAATTGCATCAATGTTGCTGCGTGTGTAGTTAGTAAGTCCGTTAATTACTTCAGTGAGCTGACGAGTTGGATTGAATCCGACTTCTGTTGCCATTGAATCATCGGCTGCACGAACCCAAAGAGCAGAATCAGAATTTGGACGAATACTTGCACGAATTGTGTGCTCCAAATATGTTGCCTGTGAATTGATTGGTGAACGTGGCTTTGCGTAGTAAAGCGGACGCGGAGCATTTGCGTTCACAGCTTGGGAAGCCTCAACCGTTTCGGCTGATGCTTCTGGAACGGTTGTATTTTCTTCCACTTGCGTTTCTCCTTCAGTAGTTGGATTTTCTTTCTCTACTTCCGCAACCTTTACAGGCTCCGATGTAGAATTATCTTCTAGGTTTGCCGCGATGCTTACTTTCGCGCTGGCAATTGCTGGATCAGTTACAAGTGAGACTTCTTTGAGAGCACTTGCACTGACAACAAGAACACCATCGACATTCTTATACTTTTCAGCAATTACGCCCACACTAAAACCGTCACGCAATCCAGAACTGGCCTCGACCAAACTATCTGATCCGGCTGTTGTGTTGCCGATAGAAAACGTCGCGTCAATGCCCGAATCGGTGACTTTGTAAGATTTTAAGAATCCGATTGGAGATTCGCGACGATGTTCAAGTAGCAATTTAGTTGTATTACCAAAAGTTATAGAGCCAGGCTGAAACATTGTTGAGCCGGCTGATGTTGCGCCCTCTTCGTTCCAAGTAACAATGCGCCCAGAGATTTCGCGCTTAGGAAAGTCTGTCGCCGTGACTTTGATTGAAAAGTCAAGATTGATTGGTGTTGGCTTTGTTTCTTTCATCGGATCATTTCCTCTTCTAGTCGGATTTCATCGGACGTTAAAGCTCCGATGTCGTAGAGAATCTTGTACACATCTGCGCGTTCTTTTGCTGATCCGCGAAGATAATCATCTAGGTCAAACTTGACTTCTTGAGATGCTGGCACGAAATCATTTGCCATGCCTGTCATTGAAAGACGTTCTTCAATGCTGGTCATTATGGATCTCAAAGAAAAGTCGAGCAAAGATTGACGCGCCAAAGTTGCGTTGGAATAAGTCATGCTAGATCCTGATTCTGCATCGACGTAGTAAGCCGGAATGCCACACGCGCGAGCAAGCTCAGTTGCAACGTAGGATCTAGCTTGATTTAGTTGGAGCTTCTCTGGATCAAATCCAAGAGTCTCCAAAGTAACATCGGCGTTTAGAAATGCTGTTGCGCGATTGCGTCGAGCACTGCCCCATGATTCAAGAAGTTTTGCGATGCGATCTGCCGGCAACGCTGTTCCGTTTGATTTTAAGACCATTGTTGGCACTGGTTCGCGCGCGTACATTGTTGCAGCGCGTTCTAATTCTGCGCCAGCTTTAATTGTGCGACCTGCGCGATGCAATATGCCTTCATCGTTTCCGTAAAACACTGCAAGAGCTCCCACGCCGGTATCTGGTACGCGATAAGCATCGACTGTGTAATACTCAATTTCTGTTCCAATAGAATTTGTTTGAATGCCGACGCGAGTCGGTGAGATGCGTTCTGCACTTCTAATTCGATACGTGTCTGCATAAATTTCACTAATTCTGAGATACCCGTACCCATATAGGAGAATGTCCTCGCACAAAAATGCGTAAGTAGCAGATCCTGGAATTCGTGGATCTGGTTGATTGATTACGCGCGGCGGTGACTCAACACGTGCGCCATCTGCCTTTGTGCGAACCTTTAATGGAATTGACGCAACACTGGACGAAATAATGTTGCGCGCGCGAGCGCATGTTGGAACGCTCATAAATTCTTCGCGTGTAGCTGTTATGCCAGCAGTGCCAAAAAAATTAAACACTGAATCCAAAGTATTAACTGGGGCAAGAGAAGCCTGAACGTCATACGTAGCAGACGGAGCTGCGGTTGTAACGTTGCGTGAAAATAGTCCCATGCGTGAAGTCTAAAGGTCTGCTATACATCTAACCCACCAGAATGTCTATCTCCATCTCTGGGCGTGTCGCAAAATGTGTTGCAAGAGCTGAAGCGACGGCTGCACACACCGCAACCGATGAGGCGCGCCGTCCGATAATCCAGCCTCCGTCTCCCATTGGTAATCTAACCGCCGATAGTATCTGCTTGGATAATTCTGCCTGTTTCCCGTGGATCAATCTCTTTGAGGTAATTGCACCGAGCAATTCATCGCAGCTTTGTCCGTAAAGTGCGCCGTCGATGTCAATGACGGGAATGCCGGCCGGTTGTAATCGCGCAGCTACGGCAGAGCTTGTTCTCTTGCTGAAAGCCACATATTCGAGCGGATACTTGCGTGCATAGGGCGCGATGTCGTTTGCGATAGCTTTATCGTCTAGCGATATTGGATTGTGCCAGGTGTGCAGAAGTTTAATGTTGAAAGTGTCGTCCGGATTTTTCTGGGCGGCCACTAATGCTCCATCGCGTCTGTCCGGACTTAAATCAAGGCCAAACCACGTCATTTTCTCGACATCTAGTTCAATTTCATCAGATCCACACTCTTCCCATTCCTTGACGGGAATTGCGCCTGAAATTGTATTGACCCATCGGCACAACACTTCCGTCTGGACAACATCTGGCGGATCATTGAGAACGGCGCGAATGTTATCTTCATGGATTGTGTGACCTAACGCTGGATTACTTGCGACCCAATTCTTCTCATCTTCAATTTTGTCGGAATAGGCTGACCATTCGAAATAGGCGATGTCATCGTTGCCACCAGCAGCCGATGCCATACCGCGCTCGCGTAGCTGATTCAAGATTAAACTATGTTGGTCTCCGGCGTTTGAAAATGTCCAGAGCTGCGGATTCTTAGCGGCCATCATTGTATATCTCATGGCTGACCACGCTTCTGTATCTTTGAGCTGACGCGTCTCGTCCATGTACACAGTCTCCGGCTTTGCAAATCCGCGAGCGGCGGCATTGGCTGCCTTGACCACGTAACGCGCACCAGACATCAATTCAATTTCCTCGGATCCATGAGCCCATCGGATCTTCTTGACTTGCTTAGCCAGTGATGGATTGCTCTCAATAATGCTGACCACGTGGCGAAAAGTCTCCAACGATGTAGTCAGAACGTGAGCCGACCCTAATTGCAAAGATTCTTGCCACAGGAAAAGACGTGCCAGAATCGACATCTCCATAATTGTAGATTTTCCATTCTGTCTAGCTGCAACGACCACGACCAAAGGCGCGTGCCAGCGTCCGTCCGGCTTTACCTTGAGCGCGTGTTCAAAGACGAACTTCTGCCACGGCATGAGCTCGAGAGAAAGTGATGAAGCGAAATCTACAATCTCCAAGCCCTTTGACGGCAGATCATTAAGCCTAGATGAAATTCTTGGCGTCCCTGAGCCGATTAGACGCGTAGGTTGAGCACTGATTCCCTGTTCGTCCCTGTTCGCCTCTGTAACGACCTTGAGTGACCTTGTAGAGCCCTGTTCAGCTTTAGTCATGACTTGTGCTCTCTTGTGTCGGTGAAAACGGAAAAG